AATCCTTTTATATAGCAAGGGAGACATAATTGATCTTCAGGCAAAGTATACGCAATTCGAAATCTTTGAGGACATACATTCACCTTATCTATTGGGATTGATTGATATATTCGATGTTGATGAAATCGTGGAAACAGGATCAATTTTGGGTGAAGATGAATTTATTGAGTTCGATATTAGTGTTGTTGGTCAACACGGAACATCAAATAGAAAGATCGAAGGACGATTGTATGTCTATAAGGTTGAGGATGAACACCAAGAATCAAATCGGTCGCGCGTATTCAGATTGAGATTGACTTCCGAATTCTTCTTTAAGAACGCCAAATTGAGAAATCGAAAGTTCTATGAGGCAATCCAATCAGATATCGTCAAGGAGATTGTAGAAGAACAACTTCAGGGAGAAATGATTCGTGTTGATCCCACAGAATTAGAACAACGATATATCTTTCCTAACTGGCATCCAATGGCATGTATCAGTTCAATGGTGAGAAATTCGAGATCCAAATTGTATTCTGGAGAACCCGATTATGTGTTCTATGAAGATTTGGACGGTTTTCACTACGTATCAATGTCGTATATGATTGATGAAAAAAACGGAATTGTATTGCCTTTTGAGGGTGATGATTGGTTCAGAAATCTTGCTGTAACCAGAACTACTGATACGATGTTTGATCGAAACACAATTGGTGCCTATAAGAAGTCGGCATTCGATATTGTTGACAATGTGAATAAAGGAATGTATGGTGCCTCTATGATACATCATAACATATCCAATCGTAAATGGCGACAAGAAATTTCAGGATATGCGGAAACATTTGGTGAGTTTGAACACCTTGCGGACAACGAATTGTCCACGAAAGGCGAAGACTTTGCGAAGTCACGATATCAATTGATTCCGTCAAACACGTTTGGATCAGGTGTTTATCCAGAAGAAGTTTATCCAATGGACAAGCGTAAGACAGCGATTAGACAATTACAATCAGAACAGAATCTATTCGTATTAGAGATTGATGGAGAACCTGGACGCGAAGGTAACGAAATGAAGATCGGGCGTCCGTTAAAATTTAATGTGAGATCGACTAAAGGCGGACCGGATGATGAAACAGATAACATTTACCTATCAGGAAAGTTCTTGGTATCCAGAATCAGGCACGTATTTCAAAAGGAAAAATATGTTCAATTCGTACAAATCGCAAAAGACTCTTATGAAGACTGGGTATAATTATGCATCATGAACAAAACTTTATGGGTAAGAACTTCTTCTGGTGGCAGGGAGTTGTAGAAGGTCGCCATGACGAAATGCATCCTGATGGAAAGAAACTAGGTCGAGTTCAGGTCAGAATTCTAGGATTACACTCGCCTATGTATGAGGGTGATACCGCAGAAGGAGAAGGAATTGATCCTGCGCAATTGCACTGGGCATTTCCAATGAATCCAATCACATCTTCAGGGCAAGATGGAATCGGGCAGACACCGTTAGGATTACTGGAAGGATCATGGGTATTCGGATTCTCCAGAGATGGGGAGTTTTCACACGATCTTATCATCATGGGATCATACGGCGCGTACCAAGAAGAAGATAAGAACCCAGAATTTGACGGATTTTGCGATCCAGAATTGTCCGGTGCAGCAGTACCTGATCGTCCTAAAGGTCCTTATCCTGCAATGCTTGGCGAAGAATCTACAAATCGACTTGCAAGAAATGACGAACCACATGATATTCTAGGTGTAAAAGCAGGTAATCGTGCAAAGTTTATCGCAAATCCAATTGCATTAGATGGAGATTGGGAACAACCAGACTTGCAATACGAAGCACAATATCCGTTCAATCATGTTTACGAATCAGAGTCAGGTCACGTAGAAGAATATGATGATACACCTGGCAAGGAGAGAACGCACAGATATCACCTGTCCGGAACTTATGTTGAAACATATCCAGACGGAATGAGAACGCAACAAACCGTCAATGATGATCACGAAACAATAGACGGAGACAAGCACATTATTGCAACTGGAGATGTTACTATTACCGCGTGGGGTAATGTTAAGATTCTTGGATTAGAGAACGTTGACATTCAGGCATTGGCAGTCGTTAATATTGTTGCAGGTGAAGCGATCAATCTTGCCGCCCCATATATCAATGAAGTTAGCGCATTGCAAACAATTACCACAGGTGAATTGATCATTGATACACTCTATACGAGGATTACCGCAGGATTAGTGGATGTCGCGGCACCCTTGACAAATTTCTGGGGATCAGTTTTCGTTGAACAGCATTTGCAAGCATCCACTATATCTTGTGCGGTATTGAAGGCAGGATTTATTGTCACTGGTGGATGTTCTGGATGCTAATGGTATAAATATAACAAATGACCAGACAAAGAATTTACACAGACTTAGACCTTGACTTTGCAGCACATCCTAATACGGGTGATGTTTCGCGCATGGTCAATTCCAATGCCGTGATCAGATCGTTTAGAAATCTAGTGTTCACCCATTACTACGATGCACCGTTTCAACCTGCAAAGGGAAATTGGATTGCAAATGCATTGTTTGAAAACGATACACCTTTGACCAAGATCAGGATTGATAAAGAAATTAAACTGCTTGCCACGAATTGGGAACCAAGAGTTTCCAATGTTCAGACGCATATCTATCTACAAGAAAATTCATACGGCGTGGACATTTCATTTCAAGTGGTGGGATTACTCGAGCCCGTTACTTTTACCCTTATATTAGAGAGAGCGCGATGAAACGGTTAAACGAACTATTTGATAAACCGGTTGCATATAAGCGAACCGAAAATACGAATGAAAGGAAAAGATATACATTTTCCATTGAAGGTAAAAGTTATATTGTACAAATTGCACATGATGATACGGACGATTCAAATGATGCTTGGGAGGTTATGTTCTTTTTGATAGGATCATTTAATAACGCGCCTTCAGGAACAGAAATATCGGGTTCAGGATCAGAAATAAAAGTATTCTCTACGGTTGTTTCTATCATTAAAACTTTCGTTAAATCCGAGAAACCAGAAGTAATATATTTTTCTGCTAAAGAAAAGTCAAGACAATCTTTATATGCAGCGATGGTTAGAAAATTAGGAAAGGGTTATTCAAATGCAAAATACACATGGCAAGGAGAGTTAATTTTCAGGCTGACAAGAAAATGAAACGATTCAAACAGGAAAAATAAATGAGTTCATTAAACGTAAACGAATTAGACTTTGCTCTAATTAAGTCAAACATAATTTCATATCTATCAGGTCAAGCAGAATTTGCGGACTATAATTTTGATGGATCCGGAATGAATGTGTTGATGGATTTACTGGCATATTCAACGCATTACATGGGAGTTTATGGAAACATGACTTTCAACGAAATGTTTTTACAGACCGGATTGTTACGTGCAAGTGTAGTATCTAAGGCAACTGAACTAGGATATTTTCCTACTCAAATGACGGCATCGGTCGCGGAAGTCACCTTATCTACATTGTCCGCAACAGATATAATTGTTGACATTTCCACGGAATCTGTTATACTAAAGGGTACCAATGAGTTCGGTAAGACATTCAGTTTTGTTCCTGTAAGTGATTTCACAATGGTATCTGATGGGACGACCGCTTCAGTAACAATTCCAGTATACGAAGGAACATTCACATTAGATCAATGGGTTTATACCGCAGGTTCGCCGGCGCGTTATTACATGACAAATGAGAACATTGATACCAAGCATTTAAGTGTTCTTATCAGAGAGAATATATCAGCAACCACGTTTGTTGAATGGTTAGGCGCAACGAACATTGTAAATATCACAGGTCAAGACGAAGTATATTTTCTAAGAGAGACAATTGAGGGTAAAACCGAAGTGTATTTCGGTAATGATGTAATTGGAAAATCGTTGATCGACCTGAATTTGATTCTTGTTGAATCACTGGTGACTTCTGGACCTGAAGCGAATAATATCAATACGTTTTCACTGGGCGCAGGATTCAATGGAATTGCATTGTCCGCATTTACTACTGTTACCTCTTTATCAAGTCGTGAAGGTACAGAAAAGGAAACAATTGCGAACATCAAACACAATGCACCTTTGGATTATCAAGCGCAGAACAGAGCGACAACCGAAAAGGATTACAAGTCATTATTGTTAAGAGAGTATGACCAGATTCAGGCAATCAATGTGTGGGGTGGAGAAAAGAATAATCCTCCTTACTACGGACGATCAATGATATCTATCAAACCAACTGGTGCAGATTATCTAAGCGATGCAACAAAAGAT